AACTGCTACTCCTCATGTTGACCACGAAAATTTTAAACAACATCCAGATGTCCACCACCACGGTGCAGAACATGACACAAGTAAAGTAACACATTCTCCTGCAAATGAACATGGTTTTCATAAACATATGGCAGCTGCTAAAGAAATCCATGATACACATGGACATAAAATGTATGATGCCGTTCATCCAGAACATTCTGGTGAAACTGGCCATTTATCAACATATATTAACAAGACAGTTCGTACAAATGAAGTTCCTTCTGTCAAAGGTTTTAAAGAACATCTAAATGATGTACACGAAAAGAAAGCATCTAAAGTTAAAACACCAAAAGCTAAGACAGAAAAGACATCAGAAGGTGCTAAACAAATAGCTCATGTGGAAAAAAATAAATCACATTATGGTAATTTGTTGACTATGCATCACCATTTAGGACAAGCCAAAAATCATTTGGTTAGTTCATTGGAAACACATGAAGGTAATTATCAACATCATATTGAAGGTAAGAAATCGAAACCTGAAGGTTTTGTTGTTCATCATGATAATGAACCTACTAAGTTAGTTAATCGTCCAGAATTTGCTAGACAAAACTTATTGAAAGTAAGAAAATGAGTATCAATCAATTAACTAGACAACAACAAATTTTTCTTGAGAGAGCTGGCGTAACTCAAATATTAGAAGGTCGTGGCAAACTTACAGGTTCAGGTGAAATCGGCGCAGAACACCAAAAGAAATATATTGATCCACATGTAGGTTCAAATAAATTTTCACACAATTTAGCCGCTGAACATGATGATTTACCAAAAGGTTCTGCAGTAAAAATTCATAAAGTTGAACATATTAATAACAAAATTCATGTTCATGCTGAAGATGAAACTGGAAATCATCATGTGATTCCTGTATCAAAGTTACACAAGCCAGGTGAAGCTCCTCCTAACAAAGGACACGATTATGAAACAAAGTTTGTTGACAGAATGAAACACCATGGTTTAATGCCAAAAGAAATGAGTGGTGCTGGTTCAACTGGCGGTACCGATTTTGCCGTTGAACATAAAAAGAAAAATAGTAAAAGTCATTTTCATGCAGGTACGGTTTCTGGCCATATGTTGAATGGTGAAACTAAGAATGGTGTGACTGCTGCTATGGGTCAATTAACAATTCACCACACCAAAGAAAAAGGTTGGCACATTAAAGATTCACAAAGAGCTAAAAGACCTGAATATGCAAAACATATTGAAAAGGCTGGAATCTTGAAACACATGAATACACATCATCCAGATCCACACAAAGAAACAACGACAGCATCTGGCCGTGCCAAAACAACTGAATTGGAACATCCAAATTTACATCCAGCAGAAGGTTATCTGAAGGATCATCACGTACACGTTTTACAAGTTGGTGGTCATGGAACATATCGTGTTGGTGAAAAAGATGAAACTGGCCATGGTTTACCAAGAATTTCTGGCAAAGGTAAATGGAGAATTAGAGAAAAACAAAAAGGTAATAAGAGTGCAAGAACTGTGGCCTTTCATCCAGCAGGAACAAAAGGTCTGAACAAAAGTCATGTTGATTTAGATAACGATACACATTTACACGCATTTAAGAAAACATTAGGTCATTCATGAAGTCTTTTTTAGATTTATTACAGGAAGATAAAAGTGGTGATGTTCACCACGTTATGGCCTTTGGCCGTATGAATCCTCCTACTACTGGTCATTTGAAAGTGATTGATAAGGTCAAAGAGGTTGCTGCAAAACATAATGCTGGTCATACTGTCGTAACATCACATTCACAAGACAAGAATAAGAATCCTTTATCTGCTGCTCAAAAAATTAAACACCTCAAGAGATATTCCCCAGGTACACATTTCGAAGCATCTTCTAAAGAACATCCAACATTCTTACATCATGCAGCCAAACTAAACAAACAAGGTGTAACACACTTACATATGGTTGCTGGTTCGGACCGTGTTAAAGAATATCACGAAAAGTTACACAAATACAATGGTACACACCAAGGTTCTTTATATCATTTTAAGAAGATTAAAGTTCATTCTGCTGGCCACCGTGACCCTGATGCTGAAGGTACAACTGGTATGTCTGGTACCAAGATGCGTGAACATGCTAAGAATAAAGATGTTAAATCTTTTAAACAGGGTGTTCCATCACACGTTTCAGATACTCATACAAAAGAGTTAATGCACGACACACGTAAAGGTATGGGTATTCACGAATCTTCCTATCATGGATTATTCAAAGCAGTATTTGTGACTGGTGGACCAGGTTCAGGTAAAGATGTCGTTATCCGTGAATCTATTCCACACCAAGGTGCTATTGAAATCAATTCAGTTCAAGCTTTTGATTATCTAATGGATAAACATAAATTATCCGAAACAACAAAAGACTATCGTAGAGAAGCTATTCGTTCTCGTCTTCCTTTAATCATTAATGGTCCTGCTGATGACCATTATAGAATGATTACAATTAAGGAAGAGTTGGAAGAACTAGGTTATGAAACTATGATTGTTTTTGTTGATACAACAAATCAAGCAAGTAAAGAAAGAAATGAACGATTGACAAAAATGGTATCGGAATCAATCAGAAAAGAGAAATGGGAACTGGCTCAATCAAGTAAAGAAGCATATCGTCAGAATTTTGAACGATTTGTAAATTTTGATAATAGTGAATCACTAGAATCAATACAGGAAGATATCACCACAACATATCAAAAGGTTGATAACTTCCTTGCAGGAGAGTCCTATACTGAAACGGCAAATATGTGGTTAGAAAACCATGTGCCGCTAAATATAGGAAGTTATAATTCTTTGTTTAAGGAAAATGAAAATGTTAAGAAAAATTCTAGGTTTATTCACAGGTTCAACGAAAGCAAGTCCATCAAGCTCAGAAAAGGTGGAAGTGGTCCAGCCGCAGGTCCAGGAGACATTAGTCCCGACAACCGTGCAGGAGACCCCAATGCCGACAACATCAAGTGGGACGGTAGAAAGCCAAGGAGCACCTACACCTTCAGAACCTACTCCGAAGAAAACAAGCCGAGCATCCAAATCTTCCCAAGCTCCAAAGAAAGCAACTTCTCGCAAGACAAAGACAAAGTAAACCGTAAAAAGTACGGTGACAAGTCGTTAAAAGATTCTCGTATTCAAAGTACTGATGGCATTGGTGCCACATGGAGCACTCGCACTAGCGGTTCAGGTTTAACTGGTGGTGCTGGATTAGGTGACCAAACATATAGTGAAAGTATGGATTATAGTAATGCAAGTCCTGCTAGTACGGCAATGCCATCTGGTGGTTCTGTAAATCCTTTGAGTAATAGTTATGATACCTTTAAGAAGTTTAGAAAGACTATTAAGAAAGAGGCCATAGACGATCCAGGTGCAAATGATATGGGTGTCGGTGGTACTTTAGGTGGAGCAACGAACAAAGAACCAATGGAAAATCCAAAAGATAAGATGGGTTTTTCATACGATAATAAAAAGAAGAAAAAGAAATGAAATCTTTCCTAGAATTTTTAGAAGAATCACCAGCATGGCAACGTTCTGCTGGTAAAGATCCAAAAGGTGGACTTAACCGTAAGGGTATTGCATCCTATCGTGCTGAACATCCAGGTTCTAAACTTTCTATGGCTGTTACAACTAAACCTTCTAAACTGAAATCCGGATCCAAGGCAGCAAATCGCCGCAAGTCGTTTTGTGCCAGAATGTCAGGAATGAAAAAGAGACTAACATCTGCTGCTACGGCACATGATCCAGATTCAAGAATTAATAAATCACTACGCAAGTGGAACTGTTAAACGGAGAACAAGAATGATAAATTTAAAAAAACAAGACAATGTTGCTGATGCTGTAAATGAAATTTTACAACAAGAAGCACTCAAAGGCAATCAAGGCGCCATTGATGCTAATCACAATGGTGAAGTCGATTCTCAAGATTTCAAAATTCTTCGTGCCAAAAAGAAAAAGGTTGAAGAAGAATTAAAAGGAAATCAAGGTGAAATCGATGCTAATAATAATGGTAAAGTTGATAGAGAAGATTTCAAACTTCTGCGTGCTAAGAAAAAAATGAAAGAAGAAGTTGAAGTAGTATATGAAGCAAATATTGAACCAACAAGTGCAAAGTCAAGAACACATATAGGTAATCTATCAAGCCCAGTTGTAAATTCAGTGGTTCGTTCAGGAAAAGAAATTGGTCTCATCACTAAGCAGCCAAACGGAGAATTTCATGCTCATCATTCTGCCGCAAAATTGGCACACTCATCAAGTGGCACATTTGATACTAAGGACAAAGCTCACCAGTTTGTTCGTGATGCTCATGCCAAAGCTATTAAAAATGGCACATTAAAGGCAAGTAAAATGTCTGAAGATAAAGAAGAAGTTGAACAAATTGATGAGTTATCAATCAATACATTAACAAGAGTAAAACATGCTGCAACTTCTGCTGCTTCTGATGCAAGTCGTGAAGGTGATGAAGGTAAATCAACTAAGCGATATGACCTTGCCGGCAAAGCTAGTAATAAAATTGAAACTAAAAATAGATCATTAGGATTAAAACCATCTGGTCAACATGCATTTGAAGAAGTTGAACAGATTGATGAATTGTCAAAGTCAACATTAGGTTCATATTTGGATAAAAAGAAATCCGAATACATGAAAGGCAAAACTCAATCCGGTTCAAAAGAGAATGCCAAAGACATTCAGAACATGGGTAAAGCACACGACAAGATGAAGAAAGAGGAATATACTCTCAAACAAATGAAAGAGAGAATGGAAGAACCAGTTCTGAATGAATTGATTAGTGAAGTAATGTCAAAAGATGCTTCTGCTGGTGATTATATTCACGATTTTATACATTCAGACAATCCTAAGTTTGCTGGTAAATCTGATGCTAAACGTAAAGAGATGGCCTTGGCCGCATACTATTCAAAGAAAAATGAAGAAACTGTACAAGAAGGTCTAAAAGACTTTGCTAAGAAATCATTCAAAGCTTTGACTGGTGGTTCAGATAAAGACCACTTAGACCGTCTGAAGAAAGATATGTACGGTGGTAGTGAAGTCAAATATGCAGCAAAGACATTAGTTAAACATGCAAAAGATCCACTCGGTCTGAAGAAAGAAGAGACCGAAACAGTCGAAGAAGGCTGGGACGATATGGTCAAAGATGCCAAAGACAAAGTGAAATCTGGTCCTAAACCATCAGGTGGTTCTGGTGTTAAACAAGGAACTCGTTATGGTGGTTCTAAACAAAAAGAAAAACCAGAACAAGATGTTAAAGAGGCGACAGATACGGTTGAAAAAGATCCAAAAACAGGTAAAGTTAAAAGCTGGATGCATACTGGAGATTGGAAAAAAGACAATGGTAAAGCCGGCCGTGGCAAAGTCACCAACATGAGTGACAAGGCTCGCCGTAGGACAGAAAAAATGAGTGAAGGTAAAGATCCAAACATGGATGCTGGTGTTGGTTCACAACCTAATTTTGTAACGGACTCAGCTAAACCAATGCAACATGCACAATCTTTGGCAAAGAAATCGCTTGCTAAAATGAGAAGTGACATGATGGCCAAAAAGAGCAAATAATATGTCTAAAAGATCCGACTTATTAAAATCAATTATTAAAGATCCTTCTGATATTACGGAAGATGCTACACTTAATACATTTTTAAAATCCAGAGGTCTTAATCCATTACATGTGTCAAAAGACCAAAAGGTTGCTCACTCAAAAATGGGTGAGTTCCTTAAATGGAAAAGAAATCATATGTTTTCTAGACCAGTATCAGAAAATCATATTGCTATTGCCATGGGTAACATGTTAGATGATGAAGGTAGCATGGTATTAAACCAAATAGAAGAATTGGAACGTGGTTGTGCCATGATCCGTTCTTATATTGGTAAAGACTATGAGAAACAATTACCAGCATGGGTACAATCTAAAGTCACATTGGCCACAGATTATATGTCTACTGTTGGTAACTACTTGTCTAGTAAGAATGAAGAAGCTTCTCACGATCCTTGGAAAGACAAACATTTTGGTCCAACTAAAATAATCAAACAAAAATATCATGTTAAGACTGATACTAAATCATATAATGTTAAAGCAGATAATGAAGACCATGCACACAAACTGGTAACTAAACATGCTCCCGGTTCTAAGATTGTTTCTATTGAACACAAAGGTCGCATGATGGAAGAAATTGGACAGATTGATGAATTAAAGAAATCAACTTTAAGTTCTTACGCAAAAAAGGCAACAGATGATGTATCTTATCATTCTTTTTCTGCAGGAACTCGTTCAGAAAAAGATCCTGAAAGATTAAAAGATGATAAGAGGGCAATGAAACGCCAATCAGGTGTCAATAAAGCAATTGACCGTTTAGCTAAAGAAGAAGTAGAACAGATTGATGAAATATCAAAAGAACTAACACATTCTTATTTGAAGAAAAGATATGCTCAGACTGGTGCAACTCGCCAAGATAAACCAAAAGGTATGTCAAGAACAACCCACGATAAACAACTAATGGGTTTGAACCGTGCTACAAAAAGACTGACAACTACTTTAGAGTTACCAAAAGGTACAGATCCATCACAAGGTGGAAAGTATACTGCTGATTCTGTTGAAATTAATGGTACACCAATACAAGAAGGTTCTGCTGCTCTCCGTCTAGCACAAGCACTCCGTAAAGAACGTGAAGCCAGAGAACTCAAAGACAAGTCCCGTGAAGCCGCAGAGAAGAACGAAAAGGCCAAACAACCTGTTCAACAACAAGAGAATACAATGGATTCATTGGCTGCTACTGGTGCACCAAATGATTGTGCTAACACACCAGATGATGTGGCACCAAAAGACAAGAACAAGAAATTGATTCAAATGTCTAAGTCTGCTCGAATCATCAAGTCTATCTATAAAAGACAAGGTGTGAGGGAAGAGACTTTTGATACAGAAAAAGAAGACAAGTCGGTTGCCGCTTATGGTAAGAAACCAAAGTTAACTGATAATGAAAAGAAACTTGATGCGACCAATGGTAAATCATCGGCCGCAGCAATTATGACTGGTGGAACTACCTTAACTGGTACTCCACGTGATACGGTAGAAATTGATCCAATGATGAAACTCAAACCTGGATTAATGGGACAGTCAGGCCAATCAATTAAACCTAAAAACAATAACAGATAAATACAAAGATAACCCTCGGTTAAAAGGAGAATAAGATGCCATCATGGGGAAATAACGATAACGCCGCAAGTGCACCAAAATGGGCGGTTAATCCGTCAATTGTAAAATCAACTGCCGCAGCAGCTGTCTCAATGCCAACAGCAGCTAACGTTGCTGTTTTATATGCCAATACTACATCCGGTTCTTATATTACCGGTAAAACAATTGGTTTATTTGCAATCGATGCTGCTGAAAGTGCCAACAGTCAACAAAGTAAAGCTGTTGCACATACTGGCTGGGTTCTGAGAAAAACAGGATCTGGCGGCCGTGCAGGACGTACAACATATGAAACATTAGTTACTTTGTCGACCATTATTGGTGACGGTGACGCAACAACAATTGCTAACACAGCTAATCCTTAAATAGAATGGACACCTGCGGGTGTCCTTTGTTATAACTATGTTTGATGATTTAAATGATGACAATTTCTTGATGTATGCTATAAAATGCTATACTTCACCACATTGTATACAATCTGAATTTGACGGAGATATCAAAAGAACAAAATACCTGAAAAGGTTATTTCGTAGATATAAGATAACTAAATCCGTCAAAGAAAGATTAATTTTAAATCACATCATACTATTGAACAATGTTTTTGGTCCAGTAGCAACTGCAAGAATATTGTTCTATAGGATAGATGAACGTGATTATGATATACTGAAAACATTTTTAGCATATCTAAACATTATGCCTGATATAATTTATGGTATTAGAGGTAAGAACATCTATACACAAGACATTCCATTGGAAACAAACATACTAGAAATACTGAGAGCCATATGAAATCATTTAAGCAATATTTGGGTCCAGAGGCGACCAAGCAACAAGATGCTGCTGAAATTGCTCGTCAGAAAAAACACTTAGATGATAAGGCTAAAGAGTATTATGACCAAGGTGCTCATGAAGGTGGCTACAATGCTGCAATTGCAAAAGGTATCACAATGGACTTGGCCAAAAAGAATATAAAAGAAGCTCACGGTCCTTGGGGCAAAATGACACAAGATAAGTTGGATAAAATTGCAAAATCGAAAAAACGTGAAGAAAAAGAAAAAGGTTTAATGAGAAAACCTGGTTCATCAATGTCAAAAAACACGATGAATTATATTGATAAAGTGGATAAACTTTCTGAAGAAAATGATGAATCTATTGAAGAAGATTTACGTAAATGGTTCAAACAAAAATGGGTTCGTATGGACACCAAGGGTAACATCAAAGGCGATTGTGCTCGTGAACCAGGCGAAGGCAAACCAAAATGTTTACCTCAGGCTAAAGCACATGCTTTAGGTAAAGAAGGTCGTGCTTCTGCTGCTCAAAGAAAACGTAGAGAAGATCCAAATCCAGAACGCCGTGGTGCACCAATCAATGTTCGTACAGAAGAAGTGGATGAAGCTTGTTGGACAGGTTATACAGCTAAAGGCATGAAGAAAAAAGGTAATCGTATGGTACCAAACTGTGTACCAGAAGAAGTTGAACAAATTGATGAAAAAAATGTTCCTACTAGTCCCGAGAAATGGGCTCAAGCAAAAGCAGCAGCCAAATCAAAATTTGCAGTATACCCTTCAGCATACGCTAATGGTTGGGCATCAAAAAAATATAAATCTATGGGTGGTGGATGGAAAGCAACATCAGAAGAAACTGTACAAGAAGATGGTATAGGTGGTGTACCTGCCAATAATGTTGGTGGTGGAAATATTGCTGGTTCTGGCGGTGCCGGCGGTGAACCTGGAGTTTCAAAGAAAAGAAATCCAGTAATGTCATTCTTCAAGCGTAAACAGACAAAAATGTAAATGTGGATTCTAAAATTTCTACCTGACTGGATATTTTACGGAATCTTCCTTGTTGGGTTGATTGGATTCGTTGTTACATATCTATTCAAATATATTCCAATTCCTTTTTTATATGTGTATCGTAAGCCAATACAGATTGGTTCTGTGTTGGCTATTATTTTTGGTACATTCATGTCCGGTGCCATCTATGATAATGAAGCATGGGAAGCCCGTGTTAAAGAAATGGAAGCTAAAGTTGCCAAAGCAGAAGAACAGTCTAAAGAAGCCAATACTGTTATAGAAAACAAAGTTGAAAAGGCCAAAGAAAGGATTGTACAGAAACAAGTTGTTGTCAAGCAATACATAGACCGTGAAGTTGTTAAATATGATAACACTTGTGTCATTCCAAAAGAATTTGTTGAAGTACACAATAAGGCAGCAACAAAATGAAATATTTAATTCTGGTATTAATGTTGGCTGGATGTTCCACAACTGTTCCTGTTACTTCTAAATTTCCTGAAGCAC